TATTAAGTCAGGCACTGTAAAGATAGACCGAGTTCAGTCTTACCAGCGCATGGAAGACGAGATGGGTCGTTCATCCTACGCGATGGTCATGGAAGAGCAGGCGCGGCCCGAGATCGAATCAGTTTCCATCTTTGATTTGTATCCCGACCCCTTCTGCACCAGCCTCAGTGACTGCCACGGCATGTTCCGTCGTCACGTCCTGACACGCAGGCAGTTCCGCGAGTTGGCTGAAATGCCAGCCTTTGATGCAGAAATTATTCTCGCGATGTTGCGGGACAACCGTACAGGCAACCATGAAGAAGAGGATCACGAACGGACTCGCCGCCAGATTGCTGGTATTAACGAGCACGGTGATTCGCGTCGGTATGAGTTGCTGGAGTTTTGGGGATCCATTGACGGATACGACCTCCAAGACGTTGGGGTTGAGCTACCGGAGGGCGCAGATCCCAGTCAGGACTTCGACGCGAACATCTGGATTGTCGCCGGAAAAGTAATCAAAGCCTCTCTGAATCCAGTCAAAGGCTACCGCATCCCCTACAACATCTTCCCGTATGAGCGCACTCCCCACCAGTTTTGGGGTGTAGGCGTACCGCGAATGATGCGTGACTCGCAACAGACCATGAATGCGGCTACCCGCATCTGGCTAGACAACATGGCCCTGTCCTCGGGTCCGATGGTGGAAGTAAACACCGACCTTCTCGCGGCGGGTGAGGATCCAACCGATCTTCATCCGTGGCGAGTTTTTTTACGGTCTGGCGGGGATGGATCAATGCCAGCGGTCAGGTACTACCAGCCTGTCGCAAACGCCAATGGGCTGAACCAGATCATCGAGATCTTCCGACGCTTCGCGGATGAAACGACGTCACTGCCGTCGTACACCCACGGCGAGCAAACGAAGAGCTTGAACAAGACGGCGACGGGCATCTCAATGCTGATGGGAGCGGCTAACGTAGCGCTCAAAAGCACCATCAAAAACATTGACGATTTCCTCATACGCCCTATGATTGAATCATTGTTCCACTTCAATATGGAGTTCGGAACAAATGAGCGAGCGAAGGGCGATCTCAAGATCGTAGCTCGCGGTAGCACCGCACTTGTGCAGAAAGAAGTGCAGAGCCAGAGACTTCTTCAATTCCTCTCTCTGGTTTCAAATCCCATGGACTCTCAGCTAGTTGATCGAGGCAAGCTTCTGCGTGACATCGCGCAGAGCATGGACATCGATCCTGCTGACGTTATCAAGTCTGAGGAACAGCTAATTGCCGAACAACAAGCGCTATTACAGCAACAGCAAATGCTCGCCGCGTCAGGCGCGGGCGATCAAGGTGCTATCCCTGACGGAGGAATGGCCCCTCCTGATGGAGTTGCTGGCTGAGCGATTAGCTGAAGCCCAGACGAAATTAGAGTCTGCGGATAAAAACAATTTTAGGTTTGAGCAGGGTCGCGTGGCCGAGCTACGCGATGCGCTCGAATTAGAACAGGCCGCTGAAGCGGTCATCGAGGCTGATCGGGCGTTGAAGATACCGCCCCCCAGCATCGACTGACGGACACCCCTAACAGGAACCGGAAGATGAAAGTAGATCCAGCAAAACTTGAAGCGGAAGCACAGGAATTATTAGCTCAATACAAAGGTGACGCTCCGGCCCCTCAAGAAGAGGAAACGCCAGAGGAGACTGAACCGGAGGTTGAGGCACAGGCACCCGAAGAGCCAGCGGAAACTGCCGAAGAACCTGTGGAGGCTCCCGTCGAAGACGAGCGCGGCGAATTGTCAGAGACGGAGTTAGCCTTAAAGAAGGCTGACGAACGCTACAAGAATGCACAAAGGAAGATGACTCAGGCAACCACTGAGGCTAAAGAACTGCGACGTTTGCACGAGCGGACAATGGCCGAGTTAGGTGAACTGAAGCGTAAGCTTGCAGAGAAAGACGTCGATCTGGAGAAGTTGAAGCAAGTCAGGGAAGAGTACCCAGACCTAGCGGCACCAATTCTGGACCAGATGGAAAGGACGCAAGCACAAGTTGCCGAAACCAATGCCGAGCTAGAACAACTCCGGCAGATGCGAGAGCAAGAGGCTTTAGCCCAAGCGCAGGAAGCGCACATGGCTCGCATTAGGGAAGCGCACCCTGATCTGGACGACATCGTTCAATCAGGAGACTGGGCTGACTGGCTGGAGGTTCAGGACGCGAGTATTCAGAGTTGGATTGAATCCGGCTCATCGAATGATGTAAACGCGGCTCTGTACAAGTTCAAGAGCGACATGGGTTTCCGTCAACCGACGCCGCAAGAGCGGGCACTGGAAAAGGCGAAAGCGGCGGCAGAGCCAAAGCTTCCTAAATCCAGAAAGCCCGATACTGGTGCCGGACAAAAAATCTGGTCTCGGGCGGAAATCAATGCGATGTCTCTGAAGGATTGGGAGGCGAACCAAGAAGCAGTGATGGAAGCTTGGAGGCAAGACCGAATCCGGCGTTGATTAACTCTTGCATAGAGGTATTTAACGATGGCTATTGGTGCTAATGGCTCTGGCGCGGCTTTCGAGTACGCGGCTAATCAGAGCGGCTTCATCCCAGAAGTCTTTTCAAAACTGATGCAGGCGAAGTTCTATAAGACTTCAGTTCTTCCTGCTATTTCTAACACTGACTACGAAGGCGAAATCTCTGGTCAGGGCGACAAGGTTCACATCCGAACCGTGCCCGCAGTAACTGTTGCCGACTACACTGGTACGGTTTCATACGCAAACCTCACTACCAGCACTGTCGAGCTTCTGATCGATCAGGCCAAGTCGTATGCGTTCAAGATCGACGACGTTCTGTCTGCACAGGGCGACATCGATATGCTGGCAGAGGCTTCTAAGGACGCCGCTGAGTCTATGCGTATCGCAGTTGAGACTGACGTTCTGGCTAACGTCGTAACTGGCGCAACCACTATCGGTTCGCAGACCACGATCACGTCAAGCAACATCCTTACCAACATCCTTGACATTGCTAAGGATCTGGACGAGTTGAACATCCCTGAAGAGGGTCGATTCATCGTTCTGCCTCCCAGCATGATCTCTCTGCTCAAGCAGAGCGAACTGCGTCAAGCGTACCTGACTGGAGATTCGACTTCGCCTCTCCGTAACGGTCAGGTGGGTCAGGTAGACCGCTTCACGGTTTACCAGAGCAACATGCTCTACACCCCTTCGTCTGGTACTGATGCTACTTACACCCACGTTCTCGCGGGTCACCCGAAGGCAATCACGTTCGCTTCTCAGTTTGTTAAGACTGAGACCGTTCGTCTTGAGAGCACCTTCGGCGACGGCGTTCGTGGTCTGAAGGTATATGGCCGCAAGGTCGTAACTCCAGACTGCCTCGCTGTAGGTAAGTGGAAGGTCTAAGGACTGAGTTGGGGGAGGTCTTCCTCCCCCTTTTCACTTTAAGGAGAGGAAAGTGGAAGACGCGAAGACAGAGAAGGACGACCTGTACATCGAGGCTAAAGAAGAGTTCAACGTCACGCTAGATAGGCGAGCGACGTTGGCTGAGCTTCAAGACCAAGTTGACAGGCTCCGCAAGAATGGAAAACAACCGGAGAAGGTTTTGCCCGCAAGGATGCCGAAGAAGCTTCGCAACGTCGTAACTGGAAACGTATTCGATTACGACCCGATCTTTGCAAAGAATCCAGATCTGGAAGTCATAGAATGGGAGGTGGCGGATGGCCACGACTAAGGTAGCAACCTTAATAGAGACTGCGGGGATTATCCTTCAGGACACGTCTCAAGTTCGCTTTCCTCAAGCGGAGTTGATGACGTTTCTTAACGATGCTCAGCGAGAGATTGTTTTACACAGACCGGACGCAAAGACGGTAAACGGAAACATGACGTGTGCTAATGGTAGCAAGCAGTCAATTCCAAGCACCGGACTGCGGTTGATCGATGTCGTGCGTAACGCTGGCGGTCGCGCAATCACTCAGATTGATCGCAAGATCTTAGACGAGACTCTGCCCGACTGGCACAACACCACGGCGGATGCCACCAAGAAGATTGAGCACTTCGTTTACGATCCGGCTGACCCCAAGAATTTTTATGTTTATCCAAATGCTACTACCAGCATGAATATTGAAATCATTTACAGCACAGCGCCAGCAGACCTGACCTACTCGTCTAATCAGGTTATTACGCTGGACGACATTTACGCTAACGCGATTCTGGATTACATGCTCTATCGCGCATACCAGAAGGACAGCGAGTACGCAGGCAACGCTGAGCGCTCGATGATGCACTACCAGTCATTCGCTAACGCTCTCGGCATCAAGTCTAGAGCCGACGCCGCGATTGATCCGATGCCCAACAACCCTGATCGCAATGCGCAAAGGATGTAATAGTGAAGTATCTGGATATCGCGGAGTACGTCAGAACAGAAGCTCACGGTGCGCCTGACTTTGTCATAGAGAGGGCGATCCGAGAGTCTGCTATTGAGTTTTGCGTCAAGACGGACGCTTATCGTCTTGAGCCTGAGATTGTCCGGATTATTGCTGGGATCGATGAGTATGACCTCACGATTCCTAGCGGAACCGAGCTAAACCACATTATCGATGTTTACCGGAACAGGGAGACGTTGCGCCCAGTTTCGTATTCGCGATTGCTTGAAGTTCAGGGCGACGGCACCCAGAGGGCTAAGCCAAAATATTACGCCCAGAGGGACAACACGGTCTTTTATGTGGCCCCAGTTCCGAGCGAAAAAGAATCCTTGAAGGTTCTTTATTCGGTCAAGCCAACTTCATCTTCTACGACCATCCCAGACACGATTGGCTTGGAGTACCGAGAGCCTATTGTTCACGGCGCAATATACCGTCTTCAAATGATGTCGGATCAACCTTGGTCAAACATGGGTGCGGCCCAGTCTAACAAAAGCCTGTGCGATCAAAGGACCGCTCAAGTCGTGCGCGAAGTTAGATATGGATATGGCGGCGGAGCTTTAACAGTTAAGTCGAGGGCGTTTATCTAATGGCGTATTCAGAGACCATCAATCTCGTTGTCGGGGACACGCTTCCCGAGTTGACTATCACGCTAAAGGACAGCAACAAAGCGGCAATCGGTAGCACCCTTGATGAGGCTGACAGTAGTACATGGCGACCGATCAACCTGACTGGATCGACTGTGCGCCTGCGCATCCGTCAGCTTGGCGAGACTACAGTAAAGGCCACTCTTACCTGCACCGTTACTGAGCCCACAAACGGAAAGGTAACCACCGATTTCCCAACCGGAACTTTGGATACGGCAGGCGTCTTTGAGGGCGAAGTTGAGATAACAAATTCTTCTGGCGGAATACAAACCGTCAACGACCTCATCAAGTTCAAGATCCGAGACGACTTTGACTGATGATTAAGTTATTCCTCTCATACCAGCTACCTCGGGCAAGCATCTCTACGGATGTAGTGAAGCTCCGTTTTTCTGTTGAGTATGAGAACACCAAGCTCGTAGACGTTGCGCTGGATCCATCCTCTCTGAACAGATACTTCAGGGATGACTCTGTATCCATGCTGGAAAGCTTGGCTCTTGTGTTCAGTAAGGCAGTATCTGACTCGTATACGCTTTCTGAGGAGCATTCGTTCTCGTTCCAGAAGGCAGAGACAGACGGCGTTTCAGTAACGGAAAGCCTCTCCAGAGAAGTTGATTATCGAAGAGGGTTTGCTGATCAAGCCTCAGTCACCGAGGTTTCTTCGTTTTCTTTTGATATGGCAGAAGCGGATCAGGCTTCTGTCTCCGACGCCCAAGCCTTTCTTGTGGAGAAGCCCACATCAGACTCCACGTCGATCAGCGAAGCTCTTGAGGCCCAGTTTGGCAAGAGCCTCACAGACGCCGTCTCCGCTACCGAGGCGCTGTCTTATTCATTCTCCACCAGTTTTTCAGAGTCCGCATCAGTTCAGGACTCACCCGCGATTGGAACAACCCTGCCGCAAAGCGACGGCATATCAGTATCAGAGGTTTACTCGCCTGAATACGGAAAGGGCTTGTTTGAAACCTTAACGATGTCTGAGTCGCTGTCCCGAGTCGTTCAGTTCAACAGAACATTCTCTGATGCGTTTGTCCTAGATGACCTCGCGCAGATCGGCGACTTCGCAAAGCAGGCTTTTTTAGACAAGGAAAACGTAGCCACGCTATCAGAAGACCTCTCGTATGCGGCTTCCAAGGCAGTTTCAGACACTCTCGCCATGCAGGAGGCTTATGCAATAGCGCTTAGTCAGGCTTTGCAAGAATCGCTTGGCGCATCAGATTCCCTGACCAACAGTTCGGGGCTAAGTAAAGACGACAGCTTCACAGTTGGAGATGCCGTCTCAATCACGTTTATCGCTGGTAGAGGCGAAAGCGTAATTAACGAGAACGTGTTCAATGCGTTCGCCTTTAACGAGTAGGAGAAATACTCATGTTGAAAGAAAAGCTGAAGCTTACAGGTAAGCTTTCTATCGCAATCAACAATGAGGTTGTCAAAGAAGTAGATAACCTTGTTGTCTCTGACGGCAAAGACTTTGTCGCAAGTCGAATGAAAGATACGACTGACGCGGCAATGTCTCACATGGCAATCGGTACTGGTAACACTGCGGCGGCGGCTGGAGACAGCGCTCTCGGCAGTGAGTCAGCCCGCGTTGCTTTGACCAGCACCACTGTTAGTTCCAACACAATCACCTACGTTGCAACCTTCCCTGCGAATACGCCTTCATCTGCGGCGGCTATTACCGAGGCCGGTCTGTTCAACGCTAGCAGTGCTGGAACCATGCTTTGCAGAACGGTCTTTGATGTTGTGAACAAAGGCACTGCGGACAGCATGACCATTACTTGGACGGTAACTGTTTCCTAATCAAGTAATCTACACAGGGTTTAATTATGGCGGTTAAGTTTAGCAACAACGCCAAAACGCTATTGTCGTCAGGCATTACGTCGTCGGCCACAAGTATCTCTGTAAGTGATGCTTCTGCTTGGCCTACGCTTTATACGGGCGACTACTCATTAGCGACTTTGGTTGATATCAGTGACAACACTGTCTTTGAGATAGTTAAAGTCACAGCTATCAGTAGCAACACTTTGACCGTCGTAAGAGGTCAGGAAGGCACTACTGCTAGGGCGTTTAACTCTGGCGACAAGGTGGAGCTTAGGCTTACTGCTGGCCTTCTTGAGCAAGCCCTGACCGGTACTGATGTAGTCAAGCTAGACTCCCTCACTGCGTCTGCAACGGCAAGTTACAGCCTAGCTGTTGGCGGGGTTGCCTACTCTCCCGCGAACGCCAACGCTTTGATTGTGTCATTGAATGGCGTGACTCAGGAGCCTAACTCTGCGTTTACGGTTAGCGGCAGTACGATCACCTTCGCGTCTGCCCTAACCGCAAATGACAGCATTGACTACATCGTAGATATGGCGAAGACGCTTGATATTGGAGAGCCGAGTGACAACACGGTATCTCCAGACAAGCTTACCTCCGCCGTCAACCTTGACGCGATTACTGATAATGGCGCAACGACCACTAACGCTGTAACGGTTGGCAACCTTACTTCGACTGGCATCGACGACAACGCTACATCTACAGCTCTGACGGTTACAGACTCAGGAATAGCGGCATCCCTGACAACTGCCGCTCAACCGAATATCACCTCTGTGGGAACGCTGACGGGCCTCGACGTTGACAACATCAACATCAATGGCAATGCGATCACTTCAACAGACACCAACGGCAATATCGGAATCACACCCAATGGTACTGGGGAAGTTGATATTTCCAAGGTGGATATTGATGACGGCACTATTGACGGCACCGTGATTGGCGGTTCTTCAGCCGCCGCAGGCACGTTTACCACGTTCACCTCAACAGGCATCGACGATAACGCTACATCTACTGCGATTACGATTGATTCTAGTGAGAATGTCAGTCTATCCAATGACCTCACAGTAGACACCAATACCCTTCATGTTGACTCAACGAATAATCGGGTGGGGATTGGCGCTACTCCTAACGCACTG